TTGATACGGCCCTTCTGTCCCTTTTGTCTGACAGGCTTTTCTTCTGGCGTCGGATTAGGAATGGCCTCAGCACCATCCATGCCCGCAACTCTGGTCTTTGGATCAGGCGGTGCATCTGTAGGCGTGTCGTCGCCCTTGTGCATAGGCTCGCTCAATCCAGAACCATCTCCAGTGAACTTCTTCACTTCAGGCACTTCATCGCCAATACTTCCCACACGGCCCCCATAACGACGTGCCGTAAGTTCTCCACCAGTAGGCTTGGCGAGAAGCAAAGCACCGTTACGGTCCCTCAAAGAAGGCTTGGCTGGCTCAGGGGTTGGCATTGTAGGGGCTGGATCGACCATAGGTGCAGTCTTTGGTGCTTCAGTCTCACCGCCTGCCATAGCTGCGTCACGAGCCGCATCAACGTCCGAAGGGGCCGTTGAACGAGGCATCCTTCTACGAGCTTGTTCCGTGGCAGCTTTCGCTTTTTCTACTCTAGCAAGAAGTTCTGACACGCTTTTTATTGGAGACTCATGGTGTTCCCAGCGATCTAAATTGTGCATCTCTCTATGCCAATGCGATCCGCTTTTTGCCCCTGCGCAATTTTTGCTAATTGGCAACTTTTTATTTTCTTGAGCGTCTAGGATTTCTCTTCGTGGATCACCAATTCGCAAAATCCAAGGCATATTTTTTATTCCGTGATCTTTATCTAAGCAGCCATCAATTTTTGACGAACCCTGATGTGCTTGTCCACCACCATATCTGTTCCATCTCTTCATTTCATCAGGAGTAAGTTCACTCCACTTCTTTCCAGTGGTAGGTGGAGTAAAAAACATTCCATGCTCGGAATCAGCAGGATCGGCATCTGGGGAAGCTGCATCTGGAGAAGTGGCATCTGGAGACGCCGAAGGTCCAGAAACAGGAGCTTTTTCAAAGCGTTCCCAATCATCAGCGGCTTTTTGTCTGATTGAATTTTTTTTGCTTTTGAGTCTGTCGATTAAATCCTGGGCTGTTTTCATATCCATTTTTTTGGATTTTTTGGATTTTGCCCATTGTTCTACAACTTTGACTAAGCTCCCAAATCCACTTGGGACTTTAGAATCTTGTTCTTCCTCTTCTTGAGGAGCAACCGCTGCCGCAGGTTCTTCTGGTGTTCCCATTGAAGCAGCAGGCACTTCAGGTGTTCCCATTGAAGCAGCAGCAGACATAGGAGAACTGTCCTCTGCACCACCCACAATAGACATGAGCTTTTGCTTGAGTTCTTGCGCCTTTGTGTCGATCATGCGCACCAAACGTAGATTCTCGGCACCAGCAGGAACATCTTCGTTGAGTTGTTCTTCTAGTGATTCGCAGATGTCTCGAAGAGACTTATAATCGGCTAAAGAGAGACTGTTGGGATTGAAAGATTCCTGAGTAGCACCCAGGTCGTCGCCGAGCTTGTTTTGCCAGAAATATGGGTTGGTTTGGTTGTAACGACCGTGCCACATATTGGACATAGTGTTCTTAAAACGGTCCCATACACCCCGACGTTGCGCAAGTGGCGTCATCGGGTTCATAAGGGTCCGCTTTAAGTCAGAAACCCAAGCATCAACGATTTGATTGACTTGTTTTTGGATATTTGCAGCCCTCTCGTGTTTTAACACGTATTCAGGCTGAACTCCAGTTTCAACGTCAGGTGTGGCTTCTGTAAGCCTATTGCGATATTCTTTGAATCCCAGCATGATTTCTCCTTGCTTTATATATCTCTGCTGAGATTAGTTATGATCGCTAACGTATTCACCAATCTTTTTTAGGGACATTAGGCAAGAATCGAATCGGTGATAGTCGCTGGAAATGTAATCCAGGGCGATTTCATCGAATTTGTCCGAAATCTCATCTTCTACTTCAAAGTAGATTGCTTTGCCTTTCTTCCCGACAACCTTGTACTTGTGCATGAGAATGTAAGCGGCAGCGCCCAAATCCGTTACGAATCGGTGATTCCTCGTCTCGAAGTTGTATTCGCCGATCTTCTTCAGCGACATGATGCAGGCATCAAATCGGTGAAACTCACTTGATAAGTAATCAAGGGTTAATTGGTCAAATTTCTCAGACGTATGGTCTTCAGTGAGCAAGAAGTAAATATCCTTGCCTCGACGACCAATAACCTTGATGTCGTGCATCAACAAGTATGCTGCGGCTCCAAGGTCGCTAACACTCTTCTGATTCTTTTTCATTTCTAGCCTTTCTCTTTCTGTAAATCCCGCACCCAAATTGGATGCGGGATAGGGTTGCATCTTCTTAGAACACTTTCTTCAACTGGCTTGCGACCAGCTTTCCTACGGTCCTCTCTGCAATCTTAGCAGAAACCAGACCTTTCAAGCCACTGTATGCAGCCTGAACTTCACTGTATGTGATTTTGGTCTGCGCACCATTGACGCAAAGGACATCGTTTTCCCACTGCAAACATAGATGAGAAACATTCAAGCGAATTGCTTTGATAATTCCATCTGGGTCTGCAATCTTGTTGGCCCCGAAAACCTTGTCAATAGCCGCCATACACTTAGTAGCGTTATTCATCAAATCGTTTCCGGTGTCCTTTACAACGCCTTCACTGATGTCGCTCTTGTGTTCAAAAATCTGTCGCTTCTTCTTGCGGCAGGTCCACAGGTTATTGTGGCTGAAACCAGTGCTGCGAGCTTCTTGATAAGCTGTCCCATCGTATTCTGATTCGGCAAGTCCTGAAATAGTTAAGTTCTCCTTCAAGCCATCTTCCAAAACCTCAAGCGGCTTCACGTTCTTTTCAAAAGCCATCTTGCGAATATCATACGGAATATCACACAGGTCAATAATGCCATCCTCTGCGGCGGCTTCGTGCATCAGATTGATATTGGCTGGGATGAAATACTTTTCATCGACCCAAACAGTTTCTTCTTTGTCATTGATGGTCTTAAAGCCATAGTTGGCCTTGTACCCTGAGTATTCATGTCTCTTTTCAATGACGGGATACTTGTTCCCAATTGTGAATTTCAGGTGTTTGACCTTAGACTCGTTCATGTGAAGAGGTTCTGGAGCGTACTCCAGCATCGTGTACTCTTTAGGCTTCTCGAAGATGGTGTTTGTCTTCTCTTCGTGTTCTCTTCGCTCGCTACCCGACATTTCTCCGAGTGGCTTGTAAAAGCGATCTGTGTTCTCTGTTGTAACTTCGTTCATTGGTTCTCATCCTTTTTCTAATTTACTTTGCTGCTTCCGCTGCCAGCAGACAGCCACGAGCAACACTGTATAACGGATCACTTGGCTTAATGATCTCGCCGATTTGAATAGGCAAATCAGCCTGCTGAATCGTTTCCTTAAAGATGGTAGCAAAACCATAAGGAGAAGAGGTTCCACCAGCAATTACCACGTCAACCGGAGCGTCGGCACGAACCGATTTGGTAATGTCTGCAAAACCCTTCTTGATACCCTGTACGGTATGTTCTATCATCAGCCTGTATTGAGTATGAATGGCTCGTTCCACCAACGAGGCAGGAGCCTTAGTCAAGTCAATCTTCGTCTTTTCTCTATTGATGAAAGAAATCGACTCGCCCGTGGCCTTAGCAGCCTGACGGTCGATCCAATCTCCTGAGTTGACAATCGAAAAAGCGAAAACAGGATTGCCATACATCGCATAGCATAGGTTAACCATGCCAGCACCAAAGCTCACGCCAATACCAGTGAAAGCCTTCTTGCCAAGTTCTGCATAGACCAGGGCTAGGGCTTCATTGATTGGGTGTGCATCCACCTTGCGACCCGTCTCATCCTTGTATGCCTTGAAGATGGCTTCAAGGATTCTCTGGTGATAATCGGCGTCTGTATCTTCATTGATGGCGTTGGCTGGTACGCAGTAGTACAACACTTCGCCGTCTTTTGTAAGGCCGTCAATCAATGAGTGCATCATGATCGACATAATCTGGAATGCGTCTTTTTCTTTTGGATTAACGCATCCGTGAATCATGGGCCGCTTCAGTTCAAGCTGGCTCATTGTGTAAGTCATATTGCAAGCCGCCTCGCCCAATGCGTAGGCCACCTTGTCTCGTTCAATCAACGGGACGCCTGCCGTCTTCATCATGTTGAATACGAAACGATTGTCTAACGGGAGTTCCAAGAAAGCATTGACTTCTCTCTTGTATACAAAATCTCCCTTGCTGTCCCTGTGGCAGCAGACCAAATTAAATGTTCCACAATCAAAACCGATTGGCATAATTTACTCCCGTTTTCCAAAATCAATTTTAGGTGAAGACCCAAAGTCAGGAATCATAAACTCACTATCTTTAGGCGATTCCTTTTT